TTCTCCAATCTAAAGTCTTTTTAGCACCACCACTTTCAACATTTTCTCTAGCACTGTTAATAAAATCATCAAACGTATTTAGGATTTCTTCATTTAAATCATCTGCTGTAGCCTTTTGTTTTAAAGTCTCAACTGTATCTGCAATCTTTTGTGTGCCTGCTTCATCTTTAATTTTCTTTACAAGTTTTTCTGAAGATTTTTTACCTGATGGTGTAAGCTCAGTTGTTTCACCTAACAATCTATCTTCTACTTCTTTTAATTTAGCAAAATTAGTTTTTTCACCTGTTAATGATTTTCTATTAAATTTAATAAATTTAGCTGTATCTACAAAATCATTTTTAAATTTTGAAAATTGTTCTTTAAATTTTGATGCATCAATATTTTGCATTCCTCTCCCAATACCTTCAAACAACCCACCAATCATAAGACCTTCTAAAGCATTTTTTAATCTTGCTTCATACCAAGTCTCTTCTTTGCCTTCTGAACCTAAATAATCAAATAATGGATTTTGTAATGATGGAAAATGTGTATTAACCATATCAGCAAATCTTCCAGTGTTTTCATCAAAAGCGACCAAATCTGCTGCTGCACCTTTTGCTAATGAACCTGCAATTTTACCAGTAGTTGTAGTTGCTTTAACAACACTTAATGGTTTTGTTGCATACCAACCAGTCATAAACTGAGAAACACCTCTAGCAAAAGCACCTATTTTAGTATCTGGGTCATCAACATCAGCTAATTGGAAAGCATCTTTTTCACCTATTTTACCCAATCCTGCATACCCAATATCATCTTCTATTAACTGTCTTTTTGTTTTAAATCCAAATCTTCCGTTATCTGCATCATCACCAAAAACATAGGCTCCACCCATTAATCCATCTAAGTTAGCATTTTCTTGAATATCTTCTACTAAACCAATAGCTGACTGTGCTGCATCCCTAGCACCTCCAATAACTTGTACTGGAATATCTGTAAGTAAACCTCTTTTGTTTTCTTTTTGTATTTCTTTTTCAGGTTCAGCTATTTGATTAGATGTTTGCGGTCTTGATTGTTTTGAAATTTCTTCTTCAATTTGTTCTGGCGTAAAATCATCTGGAAGTATGTAAGTTTTTCCATCACGTTCTATTCTTTGTGCCATATATTATTTATCCTTCATTAGGTGGTTGTGGTAAATCTTTTCTGTTATTATCTCTTTTTTCTTCATCTGTTAAAGGTATAGTTATTCTATAATTTCTTGCTATATCTCTTAAAATTTTTGAATCTCTAAAATATAAACTTTTACTTAAAGTTGAACCTACCCTTAATAATATTTCGTCATTTAATCTTAATTGTTTTTCATCTGGAGAAATATCTAAATCCTTGATTGTGTTCCAATAAGAAATTATTGACCTTTCAAAATTAAGAGCGATTAAAGGTAATTCAACACTCATACCTGGAAGTGACTGTGCTAATTCATCATTTCTAAAAAATGATTTAAGAGTTTGGTACTCGACACTTTGTCTAAAAAATTCATTATTTTCTAATACATTATAGTTACCAGCACTATTACTAAATTTTTCATAATCAGTTGTAGTAAGTTCTCCGTTTTGCAAGAATTGTAAAGCTCTATCTCTGACTTGATATGGGTTTTCTCTTTTTAACCTATCTAATTCAATTATTGCATTTGGTGTTGATGAAGTAATTCTTTGTCCTTCTAAAAGTCCCTTGTTTAAATTTATTAGATAAGCTTTTTCTTTTCCATTATATACATCATTTCCATTTTCATCTATTGCTTCTACTAAATCAACTATATTAAATTCTTCATTTTCTCTATTTTTAAAAAATACATCATCTAATTTTTGATTAGTTCTTTCTCTTTTAACTTTATAAAGATTATTTTGTTTATCATAAAAAGCTAGCTCTTTAGCAATCAATTCATTTTGTAATTTCTTTTGCACAAAATTAGCTCTGTTAGAACCTGCAAAATCACCAGTACCTAATTTAAGGTCACTAAGACTATCAACTAATTTAGTTGCATAATCAAATCCTTCTAAAGTATTTACTGCTCCAATATAATTTGTAAGACCACTAATAAATAATTCATTAGCCATTCTAGGATTTTTAGTTACACCAATATACTCATCAGTTTCTTGTTTAATAAAATTATGAACTTCTTCTATAGATGAATTATTATATTGAGCTTCAATAAATCCACCCGCATAATTTTTAATAGATAATTGTTGAGTTTGTTCCTCTATATTTTCTAATCTTTTTCCATTATGTTTCGTTTCCTTCTTGTCTCTGTAATTAGATGTTGTTGAAAAAAATGCTTTATTCAAAGCTAATGGGTCATACTTATCTAAACCGTTTTCTTCATAAAAAATTTTAAGCTCTTCTTTATAAGCTTCTTTAAAGGCTTCTGGATTTAGTTTATTAGAAAGGTCATTATTTGCGTAATAAGTGTCAAATTTTTGCTGAAAATCTCTAGCTTTTGTTGCTAAATCTAATTCCATCATTTTATTAAAATAATGAGGATTGCCTCCTGGTGGCATTTTTTTATTTTTAACTAATGTTGCAAAAGCTTCTTTATTAACATTAAAATCCTCTACAGCTCTTGCCTCATCTTTTTGTTTATTTTGAACTTCTTCTATTGCATCATAAGTAGCTAGTGTTGGTACAATATTAGACAATGAATTAATTAGACTTGCTACTTCTTTGTTTCTTGGAGCTGTTTGTGGTTTATAAAAAATATCAAAATCATTAACTACACCTTCAGGTAAAGCATAGCCTAAACTAAATTGTGGGTCGTTTATTTTTTTTCTAGCCATTACATTCTATCCCTTTCGTATTCATTAAAGTCAAAATCTTCATAACCATATTTTGGTTTGCTAATTTCATTTGCTGCTAATTTATTTTTATAATCAAAATAACTTTTTGAATAACTTAACCCCGCAACTAATGCTGGTGTTTTTCTATCTACATTTGTTACATAAGTAGATTGACTGTCATATAATGCATTAAGATTTAAATAATCTCTTCTAAATTGCTGACGGTCAAACTCTATGTTTCCTAAAACTGTTTTACTTACATCTGCTAAATTATTATCAAAATTTTGTACTAAGAATTGATATGTGTTTCCACCTATACCTCTGTCTGAAGCTTTAAATTCTGCTTTATTTCTTCGTGCTTCTCTTTCTTTAATACCTAATATTTTTAAATTCTTTTTTGTCTTTTGTGTAATTTTAGTTTGTAAGCTTGCTCTTCTATTGTTTAAATTAGCTAGCGCAATTTCATTCTGTCGGATTTGAGCGTTACGTTCTGCTTTTTGTTGTTTAACAGATTGTTGATACTGCAATGCCGATGAAGCGGCAGCTACCGCTAAAGTTGGGTTACACATTATATTTTAATAAATTCATAAAAAGAAATTTGTTCTAATCCATAATTGTCATGTTTTTTTATAAATGAAAAACCCATCCACTTTAACCAACGAATGTGTAATTCATTTCTTGCATCAACATAATTATGCAAAATAGAAAAATTATTTTTTAAAACTTTAAATACTCCTTGACAGTTTCTTAAAAACGAAACTGATATTTTTTTTAATTCTGGGGTTCCTACCATCCAAATAGAACCTATGAGGCCATTTGGTACTACACCTAGCATAGCAACTACTTTATTTTTTTCGTTACAAATTACTAAAGGAACTTGGCTAGTTTTATAACCATGTAATAAAGACAATAATGGTGGCAATCCTACAACTGCTTGAATTTCTTTATAATCATCTTCTCTTAAATTTTCTGATAAAAATAAACAGTCTTGTTCTGTTGCTACTCTTAAATAAGGTTTAATTGCTTTTTGATTGGGATACATAATATCCTTCCCATTCTGCGTTTACAAAATTAGAAGGTAAATGACTTTCATTTTTTAATCTAACAACAAGATTTTCATTCCTACTTTGGATTGCAAAATTATAAAAACCATCTTCTAAATTCACACCTCCTGCTGCTGAACTACCAATCGTTACAGCGTTAAATGTATATACACTGGTATCTCTAGCTAATGGCGTTACTTCCACAGTAAAGTGAGCAGTATTGTCATAAGATACTGTCCAATTTCTAATTTGAAGTCTGCCTTCTCTAATTCTTGTTCTATTACCTGTGCCACTTGCTGCTTGTCCTACAGCTAAATATTGTTGTGAAAACTCATAAACAAATGAGTAATCAACTCCAATAAAGAATTTAACACCAGTTAAATTACCTTTAACTATAACTGTTGTGCTTGTTTTTGAAACTATTTCAAAGATAGCTCCAGGAATGTTATTGCCTCCTGGTGCTCCAACAACTTTTATTGGAAAGAAAAAATCTCCTGCTGTAATTGAATAAGGTAATGTAATTGTAGTTTGTTTTGTTACACTATTGTATGAAATTGAAACTTGAAGGTCATCGAGCTTTCTATCTAAATATGTTAAATAATTTGAACCTTCATCAACTGCTGCTGCTGAACAATCCATTTTTTCTAAAAATACTCCGTCACTTCTATTAGTGACTATGTATAAATCTGCTCCAATAAAATCTATATTTAATATAGTTGTTCCGCTATCGCCAAATGGAAGTGAACCTATTTGCCATTTATGCCATGCACTTTGTAATCTTCTTCCATCCGATATAAACCATTGGTAAACATATAGGTTATTAGCTTCAGAAGGTGTTGAGCTTAAAGCAACTAAAATATTTTCATTAGATGCTGTTGCAAATTTAAATAAATTACTTGGAATATATTTAGGTATGTTTGAAGTTATATCTTCACCTTTATTAGTTTCACCATCATCCTCAACATACATTTCTCTTAATCCTGAAAATTTTCCTTTTTCAAATCCAAAAAATACATTTGAACCTGAGCCAACTGGTTTGACAGTTTTTGAATTTTCATATTCAGTAGTTACAGTTACATTAACATTGTTAGGTGTTAGTGCTGCACCACCTGCTAGAATAAATTGTGTTTGGTCTGAAAATAATAATAACTGTTCATCAAATGCAATTGCATGATTAAGTAATGAGACTTTTGTATGACTTACATTAATATCAATAATATCTGTATCTAAACTATCTGTAACTGTTTCATTAAACCATTCAAAGAATTTTCCATTCCTTGTCATAATAACATTTTCATCTGCTATAAACCCAAGTCTATTTCTATGGAAAAACATATCTCTTATTTTGGTTCCAACAAATGTAGGACTTTTTGAAGTATCCTCATCACCAACTATTCTGCCTCCCCATGCAGGAACATCATAAGTAGTTCCTAAAATTGTATAAGAAGAACCATTTGCTTCAGTTAGTCTAAAATTTCCATCAGCAGTTCGTATTAATAAAATTGGCATAGTCGAATTGTTAAGAGACGTTTTAATTCCAGGTTTAATTGTTTCTTCCCAAATTCTTGTACTACTTTTATATTTTACATAATAACTATAAAAATTATTTGCAGGATTTCCTTTAACCTCTACAACCATATTATTGATTGCTTCTGCTGGTAAATCAGCAAAGTTTTGTACTTCATCTTTAATTACTGAAGTTGCTTGATTTCCATATCCATCTGATGCTGATATAGATAAATTTCCTGAAGATTGTAATACTGTGAAACTACTGTCACCCAATGTTGAAATAGATATACCAGATATACTACCAATAGCTGCTACTAAGCCGTTTCTAATTGTTTTAGAGTTATTATCTTGTGAATTGTATGTAAATGTAGAACCATTAATAGTTACTGAATATGGAATAGGTGTTGTTGAATTTCCTATTCCTGTTGTAATTGTATAAACAGCCTGTTGAATTTTAGCTGCACTTGTTGTGCTGGCCATTGACACAGTTTTAGATTTATTAACTATGTATGTATAATCATTAACTGTTAATGCTTTAATATCTTGTCGAGCATCATTTGTAGTTAAATAACTTAACACATTACCACTTGTTACAATTGTTTTAGAAACTCCATCAATAGTATGCACAGTAATACCGCCATTAGTAATAACCAAAACGTATCGCTCACTTACATCCCTATTAATTGTATGAATATATGCATTTGAAATATTTGAATTTGAAAGTTTAGCTATTGCACTGCATGGAGGTCTTTTTTTTAAACCTTCAACTACATTAGATATTCCATTAAGTTGTTCAGTTGCTTGGTTGTCCAATCGCAAAATTTCAGGTTGTTGCGATACGCCACCAATTAAATTTGGAATACTTCTATTTATTAAACTCATTTAAAAGCTATTTTAAAAAACTATTTCTACTAATAGTTTTGAACTGGTCTAAACTATTAAATATATTGTGGTCTGCTGTAGAAGCCTCTGCTTGTTTTAAGAATGATAAAGCTCTTAATTCATCTTGCTGTGAAAATCTGTGTAAAGCATTTGCTCCTAGTGTTCTATCGTGAAAAATTCTTGATGCTCTGATTGTAATAAATCTTCTTGCTTGTTCAA